TACCTTCTCTAATGATTCCAAAGAACAGCAGAATGCTTTAGATGCAACCAACCCGGTTCACCCTAATTACATTGGTGGTAAATCTGGTATCCTTCTTGGTCTTGCTTGGGTGATGCTAACCCAAACTGAACGGATGAGGGTAATGTTTGCATATACCTTAACTCTAAAAGAATCAATGGATAAATAATATGGCAATAACACAGCTTGACCTGTCTTATCACAAAACGATATGGGACTTCATGAATGATGATAAGCCTGTTAGGATTGTGGTAGGACCCGTAGGATCAGGAAAGAGCACGGGCGTGGGATGTGGTGAAATTGTACGTAGAGCGTTTATGCAGGAGCCCTCCCCTATTGATAATGTAAGATATTTCAAAGCCCTTGTAGTCAGGAACACCCAGCCGGAATTGAGGAAGACAACCCTTAAGACTTGGCTGGGGATGTATCCTGAAACCTTAGGTAAATTTAATAACACAGCATTAACCCATCACATCAAAGTACCACCTCATAAAGATGGGACTCCTGGTCTCGATCTCCTCGTAGAGTTCACCGGACTCGATGGTCCCCAGGATGCCAGTAAGCTTCTCTCATGGGAAGGAACATTGATATGGTTTAATGAAGCAAAAGAAATCAATAAAGAGATTGTGGATATGGCGACTGCTCGTGTAGGGCGTTACCCCTCCATTAAACAGGGTGGAGTTATGCCTACCTGGTATGGTCTCATAATGGATACCAACCCTTATACCTCAGGACATTGGCTGGATAAGCTTGAGAAGGATACACCAAATAATTGGTCCTTCTATAGGCAGCCTCCTGGAGTATTAGAGATGCAGAAGACGGAAGAAGGCTGGACATCATTAGAGCCAAGATGGCCTCTTACAGTTACCGACCCTGAGTATATACATCATGGTGGTGGTTGTGACTGGGCTGTCAACCAAAAGGCAGAGAACCTACCTTATCTTCCAGTATCAAGATCAATTGAACCAACAGGAGATCCCCTTAAATCAGGTGGCTATTATGCTGCATTGGTTCAGGGTAAAGATAAGAGTTATATACAGATCTATGTACAAGGAAAGAACGGTGCACTTACAAGTGATCAGGCTGTAATCCCTGAGTTCGATGGAAATACTATGATCTCTTCTGATACTGCCTACAACCCGGGTCTTACCTTACAATGTGGTATTGACTTCGGGGCAGGAACTTTGAATCCGGCAGCCGTCTTCGGACAGCTCGATCCGGTTCATAACAGATGGATCATACTGAAAGAGCTTGCCTGTGGTAATATGGGTCTGCTACAGTTTGCAGATCAGCTACTCACTTCTATCAAGAAGGACTTTCAGGGAAGCACCGACATTCAAATCTGGGGTGACCCAGCAGGACTACAGAGGGATGGTGTAAGTATGAAGAGTTACTTTGATCATTTAAGGCTCAAAGGGCTTCATGCCTTACCAGCACCTTCAAACAAGATAGACATTCGTATAGAGTGCATCAGAACACCAATGCTTAGATACTCAGAGGGAAGGCCAGCATTCCTGGTTAATCCTAAGTGCCAAGTATTGATTGATGCCTTGACTGAGAAGTGGTGCTATAAACGATTGAATGTTGCAGGAGAATTGAGATATGATGACAAGCCTTGTAAAGATCATCCCCATTCCGATGTGGCAGATGCTCTTGGCTATTTGCTGTCTGGTGGCGGGGAACACTTTAGCCTGGTCGCTGGGAAACGTAACAGCTCAATGGGTGAGGGCTTTGTGATGGATTCATCTTGGGATGTAATATGAAAAGGACCTTCTATTGTTTCTTCACAGAGGCAGTTCAACTCCCATGGTATCTCAGTAAACTTGATACACAACTGTCTCACTGCTTTACAGTGGAACACCAGGTGATTGGAGAGTATGACTGCTTCATGGCTCTGGAACATCTAACAAACTACATAGATACACGGACCTATCTTATACCAATCGATGATATTATTGAGCGGTATAGGATGGATAAAGACTATAGAATAATTAAGATTAGCCTGGATGTAGATCCCTTAAAAAGGATGAACCCATTCATGCATCTTAATTGTGCAAGTCTTGTTAAGAAATCATTAGGGATAAATAGGCCAACGGTCTTCACTCCCAAACAATTATATAAACACCTCCTTTCCATAGGGGGTGAGGAGATTTAATATGGGTGGATTATTTGGTGGCGGAGGCGCTCCTGACACAAGTGCGCAGGATGCACGTATTGAGGCACAGGATAAGAAGATAGCAGCTCAGGAGAAAGCACAGGCTACACAGCTTAAAGCTCGTCAGAAGGTAGCTTCAAGAGGCTCCCAATCACAGACTCTGTTCTCCCAGGTACTGGGTACAGATGATACGATAAAGAATAAATTAGGAGAATAATATGCCTTCAATGAATGCAGCAGCTCTACTCAAAAGGTCTCAGCAGGCTTGGGTGGATAAAAAGGTTTGGGACTCAATGTATGACGATGCTTATTCATTGGCCCTCCCACAGAGACAAACAAGCCGTGGTACACAAGGTACAATCAAGAATGCTACGGTATATGATTCAACCTTGCAGAGATCCACAGTTAAATTGGCTGGTACGCTTCAGTCTACAATAACACCCCCATTCACTAAATGGGCTAAACTTGTTCCTGGTCCCTTCTTAACCGAAGGCAAGGAAGAGGCAGCTAAGAAATTAGACTTTATTACAGATGCTATATTTGCAGCAATGCAGCCTTCCAACTTTGATGTGGTAGCAGGTGAGTTTTACCTAGACCTAATCATTGGTACTGGTGCTATGCTGATTCTTGAAGGGAATGATATTAATCCTTTTAAGTTTGTAGCTGTTCCTATTGAAGAGATTGCTTTAGAAGAAGGCCCTGATTCTACTATTGGTGCTATCTTCAGGAAGTATTCTAAACCTGCCAGGACTATTCCGCAGATGTGGCCTGACATGGAGATGGATGATGACTTCAGAAAACTCCTGATAGAGGACCCCTCTAAACAGGTAGCCATCTCTGAGTCTACATATTATGATGATAAAGATGACGTGTGGAGATATTCCATCATCCTCGATAAACTAAATAATGAACCAAAACTTGCAGTAGAACGTAAGTATGAGACTAACCCCTGGATTATCTCCAGGTGGGTTAAATGTGCTGGGGAAACCTACGGCCGTGGTCCTGTACTGAATGCTCTACCAGATGCAAAAACAGCCAACATGGCCAAGAAGCTTGAATTGCAGAACGCATCTCTCGCTATCGCTGGCGTATGGATGGCTCGTAATAATGGAGTTATGAATGGTAACGCTATCAGAATCCAACCAGGGGCTGTTATTCCAGTTATGTCTACAGGAGGAGCGCAAGGAGCCGACCTTCAAAGATTGGACGTTGGAGGAGATCTCAATTACTCACAAATCATACAGAAGGACTTACAGCAATCCATTAAAGACGCAATGTTCGATAGAAGTATTCCCGACCAAGGGGCAGTACGTAGTGCAACTGAATGGGTGGTCCGTTCGCAAGAACTACAAGAGGCCATTGGATCTCCTTTTGGACGACTCCATCAGGAATTTATCAGACCCTTGTTTAAGAGAATGCTTGATATATTGGTCAGCAAAGGTGTAATTGAGGAAGTACCGTTGAATGGTGGGACAGTAGATGTTCAGATCATTGGCGCACTTGCTCAGGCTCAGGCTATGAAAGAAGTAGAAGCCATCAATAACTGGGGACAGATGGCCATTGGTCTTGTTGGTCCTGAAGCTTTCATGGCAACAGCTAAGGTGGAAAACATACCATCTGTTATAGGTAACCTTTTAGGGATTGATCCCAACTTAATTAGAAGTGAAGAAGAGAAACAACAATTAGCGCAGGCTGCTGCTCAGGCTCAACAAGCTCAGCAAGGCCAACAAGTTAATGGACCTGGTCCAGAGAATGGAGGCGTATAATGAACGAAGTTGAACAAAATACAGATGAACAAATGAGACTGATGAGGGAGAATATTAAGAAGAACTCTTTACCTTTCCATACTACATTTGAAACTGAAGTAGGGAAACAGGTATTAACTCTTCTGGATGCTATGACAAAGGACCTTTCTTCTATTGCTCCTAATGAGATGATGGATATTCAATCCAATCTAACAGTAGAGCAGATCCAGTTAATCAGAGAAGGCCAGGATCAGGTTGTTCGATACATTAAAAATATGGTAAGATTTTACAAGGAGAACTAATATGGCAGGACTATTAGAAGATGCAATTGTAAAGGAAGCTCCTGTAGAGGAAGCTCCTGTAAAGGAAGCTCCTGTAAAGGAAGCTCCTGTAAAAGATGGCTCACTGGATACAGCCAAAGTATCCCCTGATGAATCAGCACCTGTGGATGCCCCGGCTAAACCTGAATGGTTGGAAGATAAGTTCTGGGATGCTAAGGGTGGCGCAAATACGGAAGCTCTTGCTAAAAGTTATGCAGATCTCCGAAAAGAGTTCAACACTAAGAACAATGATAAAGTTGGCGAGACAATAGAAGATTATGCTACAGAAGAGTTCATGGCTCAGAAAGGTATGGCGGATATGAAAGATGATCCGGCTTTCAACATGGCTCTTAAAATGGCGCAGGAATCAGGTTTGGGCATTAAAGCAGCTCAGACTTTTATAGGTAAGTTCATGGCAGGGATGGGTGAGTTCGCTCCTCAGCAGGTCGATGCAGCAGAAGAGCTTGCCAAATTAGGAAAGAACGGTCCGCATATGGTATCAGGAATTAAGTCATGGGTCGATGGAATGAAGAACCAGGGCCAGCTTAATGACGAAGTACATGCAGAACTATTAAAATTGGGATCATCCGCAGCAGGCATTAAAGCCTTGGATGTTCTCAGGCAGAAATCGGGAGTGATCAATATTCCTACAGGAGATGCCCTCAACGGTACTACGCACATGAGTGCTGAAGACTGGTACTCCGCTACATTTAAAACCCACGCCGAGGCTGGTGAATCCAAGAGCGCATACAATGTGCGTATGTCGAAACTTGGAGAAACTATCTTTGGTACAGGACATGGAACTTTCACAGGTTCTGGTCTTGGAACTGGGAGATGGTAGGTAAAAGATAAGGCCTATGATGTTCCGCAACCTTAGGGCCGGTACTTACCATCATGGCAACCTGAACCTTTTATATAACATATTGATACAAGAAACTATAACCGTAACAATTATTTAATTTTTAAAATTTGGAGTAAAATTAACATGTCTAGATATATTTCAGACTTAGCAGTGGCAGAGTATGACCGTGACGTAAAACAAGAATATGCTGAGAATGCTCAGCTCAGAAAATTGGTTAAAGTAAAATCTGGTGTAGTAGGTACAACATGCCGTTTCCAGAAAGCATCCCAGGGTTCAGCAACTCAGAAAGTTATGCAGGCTGACGTAGTACCTATGAACATTGATTACTCAAGCGTTACAGCCACATTGGTTGACTGGAATGCTCCTGAGTACACTGACATCTTTGACAAAGCTAAAGTTAACTTTGATGAGAAATCTGAATTGGTTTCTCTCTCTGTTTCTGCTGTTTCTCGGAGAGAAGATCAGATCATCATTGATGCCCTTGAAACTGGTGCAACTACCTTGACTGTTGCTTCCTCTATTGGTGACACTACTGGTTTTAATACAGCTAAGTTCCGGGATTCTAAAAGGCAGCTTGATTATTACAACGTACCGAGTTCAGATCGGGCCATGCTTATGTCTTCCGAAGCTCTTTATGACATGCTTGGTGATGACGATGCTGATACCTTTGACAAGAATGCTGTTAAGGCTCTTGTTTCTGGTGAACTCACGACTTGGTTAGGTTTCAAGATTTATACCGTTGGTTACATGGCAGAAGGTGGACTTCCGCTTGCTACTAAAAACCGTTCAGCATTTGCTTTCCATAAAGGATCTTTGGGATATTGCATTGGAATGGATATGCATTCTGAAATCAA